GAATAGGTACTATAAAACATTTTAATTCAGTATTTACGCTATCTCATACAGAAAAACAGAACAAAATAAAACAAATATGCAGCCATGAATTATTTAGACCGAATATGGAAGATCATATAAAAATTATTTCTGTAGAATTAACAGATAAGTTAGAAGATGTATGGGACATCACAGTATATGATGATACACATTGTTTTCAGCTAGGGTATGCTATAACTGGTAATTGCTTAGAACAAAGCCTAGAGCCGTATGAGCTTTGCTGCCTTGTAGAAACTTTTCCGGCTAAACATGACGACTACTGGGATTATCAAAGAACTCTAAAATTTGCTTATCTATACGCTAAAGCAGTTACCCTTGTTCCTACACATTGGAGAGAGACTAACGATGTTATTAAGCGTAACCGTCGAATCGGTGCGTCTCAAAGTGGTATTCAAGAAGCTATTTTACGTTTTGGTCGTAGAACTTACTTAGATAAATTCTGTGATCAAGCGTTTAGTTACATTGAGTATCTTGATAAGAAGTATTCAGAATGGTTAGGAGTTCCTTTATCTATTAAAAGAACTAGTGTAAAACCTAGCGGTACTGTATCTCTAGTGGCTGGGTCATTACCAGGTATTCATTATGCTGAAGCAGATAGCTATTATAGACTTATTAGAGTTGCTAACACATCTAATTTACTACCATTACTGAGAGCAGCTAATTATAGAATTGAAGAGTCTATTACAGACCCTCTTAAGACTAGCGTTGTTTATTTTCCAGTACTTCATGAAAAAGGTACTATATCTAAAAACGATGTATCAATTTGGGAACAGTTTGCAAACGCTGTTGATCTTCAAGAGTATTGGGCTGATAACCAAGTATCTATAACTATCACGTTTAGAGAAGAAGAAAAATCTCAAATTGCTAGAGCTTTAAGCTGTTTTGATAGAAAACTAAAAGGAGTTTCTTTACTCCCAATTAGTGACCACGGCTATGCACAAGCACCGTACACACAAGCTTCGCGTGAAGAAATTGAGGAATACGCCGCTACTCTTAACCCATTAGACTTTTCAGGTTTAACAGAAGAAGGTGAAAATGCAGACGCTAATAAGTTCTGCGATTCAGACGGTTGCGAAATTTAGTGCGTAGGAATAAAGACGCACCTTTAATTTTAAGAAACGAAGATTCACCCTGCATACTAATATGCAGGGTGGAGAACGGTCATTGTATTGGTTGTTACAGAACTTTAGATGAAATAAGATATTGGTCTATATCAACAACCATAGAAAAAGTAAGTATAAAAGCAAAAATTAAGCTAAGAAAACATAGGGATACTAAAGATGAAAATTGAGTTTTTTAAACGACACGAACAAGCAGTTTTACCTGTTTATGGTAGTATAGAAGCTGCTGGTGCAGATATAAGTAGTATAGAAGCTACTATAATACCGCCTGGTGAGCATAGATTAATTGATACCGGTCTAGATTGTAGGCTACCACAAGGCTACGAAATACAAGTACGTCCTAGATCAGGTTTAGCTGGTAAGAAACAAGTTACTGTACTAAATACTCCAGGTACCGTTGACCCTGACTACACCGGACCCCTAAAAGTTATACTTATTAACCACGGGAAAGAGATTTTTAGTGTAGAAGTTGGCGATAGAATTGCACAGATTGTTATAGCACCAATTACGCAAGCTGTTTTTAGCTTTACTAATGAAACTAGAGACACAGAACGTGGTGCTGCCGGTTTTGGATCAACAGGCGGTATAACAAATGCAAGCTGAAGTTTGGAGTAAACCTAAGTGTCCTGTTTGTACAAGAGCTAAGACATTGTTAGATGTTTCAAATATTCCGTATGTTGAACATTTAATAGGCACTACACATACCAAAGAGGATCTTTTAGAAAAAGTACCAAATGCCAAAACTGTTCCTCAAATTTTTATTGATAATACTTATGTAGGAGGTTATACTGAATTAGTAGATTATTTTAAATCTGCATAAAGAGAGGCTATTAATGGCTAAAAAGATACAGTATAATAATAATAATAAACAAGAAGATAATTTTAAAAGAATAAGAATTGATGATTTAGCAACATTTGAACCGCTAACAGATAATCAAGAAAAAGCTTTTAACTATTTTTCAGATAGTAACTTATTACTACATGGAGTAGCAGGAACAGGTAAAACTTTCTTAGCAATATACAAAGCTTTAGAGTTAGTATTAGACCCAAGTATTCCCTATAAAAAACTAGTAATTGTTAGATCAACAGTACCTACTAGAGACATAGGCTTTTTAAAAGGTGATGATAAGGATAAAATATCTGTATATGAAGCTCCTTACATAGCTATATGTGAGGAGCTTTTTGGTATAAGTACTGCTTATGAATCTTTAAAAGCGCAAGGTTCTATTGAATTTATTTCTACATCTTTTGTTAGGGGTATTACTATAAATGACTCTGTTGTTCTTGTGGATGAGTGTGAGAACCTTAATTTTCACGAGTTAGATAGTATTATGACTAGACCTGGTGATAATACTAAAATTATATATAGTGGTGATTATAGGCAGTCTGATTTTAAACTTAATCACGAAAAAAATGGTATCTTAAACTTTATGAAGATATTAAAAGCTATGACACTATTTAAGTTTGTAGAATTTGAAGTAGACGATATTGTAAGAAGTGACTTAGTTAGAGAATACATAATAACTAAGATGCAGATTGAAGAAGAAAAAAATGGCGTATAATAAAAGTAAAGCTAAAGGCTCAGCATTTGAGGCTAAAATAGCAAAACGTTTTACAGAAGAATTTGGTAAAGAGTTTAGGAGAGTGCCGTTAAGCGGCGCTCTCGAATGGATGAAAGGCGACGTTATTTGTATAAAAGACACAGCCTGGTTTCATTGGTGTATTGAAGCTAAACACTATAAAGAGATAAACTGGAACAGTTTGTTAACAGCTAAATCAGCAGATATGTTTAGTTTTTGGGAGCAAACTAAAAGAGAAGCATTAGTAATGGATAAACTACCACTACTAATATTCAGGTGGGATAGATCAAAAGACTACGTAGCATATGAAGATGATATAGTGACGCTATCAGACTATATCGAAGTTTCTTCGTTTGGGCATAAGTTCAAAATAGCTCTTTTAGATGATTGGGTAGATGCAGTAAAAAACCAAACTGATCTTGCTAAAAGGTAAAAACTTTTATATTATAGAAATATATGTATAAAGGAATAAAACATGACTAAAGAATGGAACGACTTAGCAGCTTTGGAGCAGGAAATTTCTGGTGCTGGCAACAACCTACTACTTATTGATAGTAACAACCTTAGCTTTCGGTATATTAGACGTAATAACTACAACTCATATGGCTCTGATTTTATCCGTACAGTACAGTCTTTAGCTAAGTCTTATGACGCAGTTAGGACTATTAACTGCTTTGACTTTGGTAAATCATATTACCGCATGGAAATGTTGGATAGTTATAAAGGAACTCGTACAGATAGCGATTTGACCGACGAAGAAAAGCTAAAAAAGCAAGAGTTCTTTGAGGTTCTTAATCTATTGCCAGAGCAGATGCCTAACGAAGTAGTGAAATTTCGCGGTGTAGAAGCTGATGATACTATCGCGTATTTAGCTGAAAATCTAAAAGATCAATACGATCATACCTGGATTGTATCATCTGATAAAGACATGTTACAGCTCATTGATAGTAACGTATCAGTATTTAATATTTTTAGTCGTAAAGAGATTACTATTGATTCGCTATACGAAGATTTGGAAATCACTCCTAGCGAGTTTATGTTATCTCGCTGTATGGAAGGTGAAAAGTCAGATAATATTATTGGTATTGAAGGTATCGGCCCTAAACGTGCTCAAGCGTTAGCTAAACAATATAAAACTATTGATAGTCTTGTAGCTGCGCTACCTATTAAGGGTAAAGCAAAATATATTGCTAATCTTAATGCGGGCAAAGAAAAGCTTATTGCTAATGAGAAATTAATTAATCTAAAAAGATACTATGTTGAAGCATTGTCTGCCGGTAGAGAAGGTGATGAAGTTTTAGAATCTTTAAAAGCAATGAAAGCCTTAGCTTAAAACTTAAACGTATTTTTACATAAATATATTTTTAAATGTAAGTTACCATAGCTTAAAGTTTTCACAAATGAAAATAGGTAGTAATTGACGTTAGTAAATAGTGTAAAAATGCGTTATCATCACGTAAAAATGTTTTAAAAAAATTCAAAAACTGGAAAAATTTATGATAAGAGCAATATTCGCCGCTGACGGATCAGACGGTATAGGATATAAAAATAAGCTACCGTGGCCATATAATAAAGCAGATTTAGAGTGGTTTAGAAATAACACAATGGGCGATATTGTGGTAATGGGCAAACGTACATGGGACAGCTTACCTAGAAAACCATTAGCAGGGCGGTTTAATATAGTAGTTACTAGAGGACAAGATGTTGAAAGCGGCCCTAATTTACTAGTAGAAGATTGGCGTAGCATACAAAAGCTACTTCCACAGATGAATACAGATAAAGATATTTGGATTATTGGCGGAGCGCAAATATTAGAGTTAGCCTATACTAGATGTGAAGAACTATGGATTAGTAGAATAACAGGTAAGTACGAAGTAGATACTTATGCCCCCAATTATAAATACTTATTCTACTTAGAAACTGTACAAGCTAATGAAAAGTTATGTATTGAGATTTGGAAAAGAAAATAATGAAAACATATTTAGAAGGGCTACAGTACATACTTGATAACGGTATAGAACTAGAAGATAGAACAAATGTCGGCACACGGAGTGTGTTTGGTTATCAAATGCGTTTTAACCTTGAGCAAGGTTTCCCTATTGTAACTACTAAAAGAACAGCTTGGAAGTCTATAGTTAGCGAGCTGCTATGGTTTCTAGAAGGGTCAATGGACGAAAGGCGTTTAGCTGAAATTCTGTATGAAAAGTCTAGATACTTAATTAGTGATAAAACCACTATTTGGACTGCTAATGCAAATAAACAAGGCCTAGAGTTAGGATATAGAAACACAGACTCTCATAAAGAACTTGGGCCTATATACGGCTGGCAATGGCGAAAATATAATAGAGGTCCGACAGGGAGCCTTATTGGTAAAGATCAAATACAAGGTATTATAGCGCAACTAAAAACTACGCCAAATTCTAGACGAATTATACTATCAGCTTGGAACCCTATTCAAAATAGTATTATGGCTTTACCGCCATGCCATGTTATGTCCCAGTTTGTAGTAAGAAACGGAAAACTTAGTTGTCAAATGTATCAAAGGTCTGCTGATATGTTTCTAGGAGTTCCGTTTAATATTGCATCATATAGCTTACTAACTCACATGCTCGCTAAAGTAGTAGGTTTAGAAGTTGGTGAGTTTATTTGGGTAGGCGGTGATTGTCATATATATAATAACCATATAGAAGCTGTAAATGAGCAGCTAACTAGAAAACCTTGTGAATTGCCTAAACTTATATTACCAGAATTGAAAGATCTAAGTATTGAAGAAGTTAAGCAGCTAAAAGTGCATGATTTTATACTTGAAAATTACCAACACCACCCAGCTATAAAAGCCGATATGGCAGTATAAAGTAAAGGCGCCTCATTTGGGCGCCTTTTTCTTTGCGTTACGTTTTCTATTAAGGGTGCTCTTTTTGGACGCCTTTTTCTTTTTCTTAGGTTTAGGAATAGTTCTTGTAAAAGCTTCTGGAGCTATCATGAAAGTTCTTCAATTCTTTGTTCAAGTTTTTCTATTCTAGCAATCGCTTCTTGTAGTGCGCTAGCTAATAATGGAGTTATTTGACTGTAATCAACAGATTGTAGTACGGGCTTACCTGAGTTACTTACGGCATCTTTTTCGCCAGAAACAGCAGAAGGTATAACCTCAGCTAATTCATGAGCTAAAACACCTTCCTTAACTAAGTCTGATTCTATAAAGTTATAACTATAAAGGTTAAGCTTAGTAAGTCTATCTATAGAGTTTTCTAAAGGAACTATGTTTTCTTTAATTCTATAGTCAGAAGTAGTAACAAATTGAACAGAAGATGTAGTATCTGCTTTTATACCACCTACAAAATTACCATTGCTGCCGTAAGAACACCACACGTAGAAGTTATTTACAGCGCCGGCTATAGACTCTATAGCTCCAGTAGGCCCGCTTACGATAGAAGAACTATCTGCAGTAATAGCAGGACCAGCAAAAGCCTTAGAATATAAAGCATGGCCAGCTACACCTATAGTAGTGTTAATTAATAATGGCTTACTAGAAGCACCGTAGCTATCATTTATAACTACCTGACCAACAGCAGTAAGGTCATTTAGCGATACTTTACTAGCACTTATCGTAACATCTCCTGCTGCAACGCTATAATATTGAGGATTACCTACATCCATAAAACCAGCCGTTGTACCTGTATTAGTAGCATTGCTAATACACATATATAGTCTAGCAGAGGCTCCGGCATCAGAGAGCCTTGCTGTAGAGACTAACTCACCTACCTCATAAGTTTCAGCATTAGTTTGTAATCCAGCTAATCCCTCTTCTACTCTTGTTGATATACCTACCCTAGTAAAACCTGTTCCAGTCTTATCTGCGCTAGTATCATAAATATATAAAGCTTTATTACTATCATTTCTGAATAACATACCTTCGACAGGCCCTGTCGCAGCGCCATCAATCACTAAGTTTATTGAAGTAGGTAAGGCCGCAGACTTAAAGTTACTTAAAATTGATTTTAGAGAATTATTGATTTGAGGTCTTGCAGCACTTAAACTAGCAGAGGCTACAGGCTCAATATAAGTATTTGAACTGATTAGTGACATTTATATTTTTTCCTTAAAGGTTTCTACTCTAAAGTGGCTTTTGTTTAGAATAATTGAGTGTTCATTGTTTTGGTAACCGTACCAATATAGTCTCCAAGTAACATTTTTATCTTTAAAAGACGCAAGAGTGTCAACGGAAGTATGCCCGCTAACTAAATCCAAAACAGTGTACATTCTACTAATTTCTGTAGTACCACGAGCTGCTAGCACAAACTCAAGTTGGTTTTCGGGTTGATAAGTTACCATAAATCCCCATCCAGGAAAACCGGCAGAACTACCTGTAGGCACTCCTTGTTCAAAGTACCAATCAAGCCAACTTTGTGAGCCTGAGTGGCAGTAGGTGGTTAGTTCTGCTACTAGTTGTTTTTGGTTGTTCCCAGTTATAAAACCACCAGTAGTGGATTTTCTTTGTATTTCGTAAGTCATATATTCTCCTATCCGCACATATAAATACAGGCGATAATTTTTACTTCTTCCATTGTGGAGAAGTTAACACTTTCTCTAGCTTTTGCTACTGTTTTAGACCTAACTATATCATCCGATTGCTTTTGTCCTTTACCTAAAAGCGAACTAGTTTCAATTAAATCGCCTCTCTGTATATTACCATTACGACCACACACATTAATATGACCTTCTCCGATAGAGTTCATGTTGATTAGTGTATGAGACTCATTCAGAACATCAAAACTATCCTGATCTATTGGGACAGTTGTGCCATTTTCGTCTTGTCTACTTAGTGCGAAAGGTACAACATCTTTGTGCTTAGATTTTTGATACACTCCTATAGCAGAAGGATCTCCTGCACTAGTACAAGTTTCTACTATTGATATTGCATCACTGAAGTTGTCTGCATTAGAAAGTATTTTCCTATCACATACAATATCTCCTTGCTCTATATTTTCAAGATCAAGATTATGTATGTAAGCCTCGTGCACTCCGGTAAATGGTAGGTAACCATCACCACTACCGTCGTAGTAACCGCCGAGAACTGCCAAGTACGCAGCACCGCCGTTGACATTAGCTAACGCGATCTGAGCCTTACCACCGCCTGTAGCAGTATTCGTGAAGGTGCCTACAGTACTGCCAGCAGCACCTTTACCTTTCACATCTAGTATAGTCGCACTACCGCCAGCGGTTGTAAAACCACCTTCGAGAGTCATTACACCAGCGGACCCATAGTTATTGAGCTTCATCAAGATATCGGTGTTATCATTACGTTGACCGAAGAAAAGCTCACCAGATACTGCGTAAGGAGTTACTCGCGCAACTATGTCAATAACGCCATCTTCAGTAACGATATTAAGTTCCCCTCCGTTAATAGTTAGGTCTCTTACGATTGCCGAACCATCTTTATTTAGCTGCCAACCAGTGATACCACTAGAGAAGTTAGAGGACTCGATTGTATCACGAATGTCAATGTTACTAAATACCGCATCGCCACTCTCACGAGCTAAGGCCCACCCAGACGTTCCAGGAGTGATAACTCCTGCCCCGTTTATAGAACCCCCGCCAGCAATGAACGTATCACTAGCTAAGTTATCAGAAATAAGGATCGTACTGGTTGCGGCGGCAAAAGATACACTTACAAAAGCACCGTTAGGTTGAAGCTCTACAATATAAACAGAACTCCATAGTTTTTTGGTAGTATCTGTTCCATCAGGATCAGGAGCAAGTTCATCCCAGTTGGAAGGTAGACCTATGAATTGCCCCGTAGCATCATTATAGTTAGTTACACCTACGCTGCTAGGCGTAGAGGGGGCACTTGACTGCAGCGTTTGATAGTAAATCGTTCCACTGATTTTAGTGTTACCTGTAGCACCTATAGATCCATCTTTAGATTTTATAAATGTTTGTGTTTTAACGTAGTCAGTTGTAACACCTAGAGCATTAGTAACTCGTATTGTATAGTTAATAAAACCTGTGTCATTACTCATAGCTGTTATATTACTATAAGTAGCTGTAGTACTTGTACCAGTAGCGGTAGTGTCGCCAGTAACTCCTGACTGAGATCTAGTAACTATTCTGAAAGTGTTTGTGCCATAGGGAGAACTAGCATCATGGTTAATAGGAGTACTGCCTACGGATACTGTAATAACTGTACCGGTATTATTGTAAGAAGTAGGAGTACCAGCAGAATTACACGGTACTGTTACACTATCATTAGTTAAGTTAATAGTAATACCGTCTTCACCGGGATCGCCTTTGGCACCGTCAATAATTATACTTAAAGACGTAGATACTGAAGCACCGCTTTCATGAACAAACTTGAGAACAGCGTTTTGGTCTAATTTAGTTACTGTATCAGTTATACTACCAACATCTATTGCAAAAGGCCCTCCGGTAGGGTTAGTTATAGAAGTTAACCAAGTATCGCCATTTCTAGTTACACGGTACCTATCTGTAGCAATAACTGTACCGTCTTGTATAAACTCAACATCAAAGTCAAGATATGTATCGCTGTAGTTTCCATCAGCATCCTTAGTAATAGCGGTTGTAGTAACAGGCGATAAAGTACCGTTAACCCCATTTTTGGCAAGAAGTGCTGGAGTACTCCACGTAAGCGTGTTATCCGAGCCAGTTGGTGAGGCGGAACTTGCTAAAGCACTAGATACCCAAGTCGGAGCAGTACCTACAGGAATAGTCTCTGACCAACTTGTAGGCAAGGTTGTCATTTGATTAGAACCGAAGTTATAAACTCCAGATGTAGGTGGCCCAACTGCCTGTACTGACCTTCTATATAAGTTTACTCTATAAGTAGAAAGACCGTCAGTACCGTCTTGTACAAATAGTGCGGGAGTAGGCCAAGTACCTGCAGTACTAATGCCTTCATCGCCTGTAATAGTAAACAACCACCTTGTAGCATACAATGGGTTAGTGCCTGCAGGAGGAGTAGTGCTCCATGAGTTGGGGTTTGTAGGTGCTGTAAAAGTGTTAGTAGTAAAATTAAAAGAGCCGCCGCTAGGTGCAGACGGTACACTAGCCGATCTAAGAAAAATCAAGCCTTGAAAAGTAGATTTACCAGAAACTCCTAGAGAAGAAACCTTTCTTGGGGTAGACCAAGATGTAAGACTGTCAACAGTAGTAGGCGTGGTAACAGATGCTGTAGATATCGACTCCCACAAATCCTCAGTCCCTGAAGGTATTGAGTTATACCAAGTAACTGGCAGTGTTGGAGCTGTCAACGTATTAGTACTAAAATTAAAAGAACCATTAGTAGGAGTACTTGGAGTTCCTGAGTCTCTTATGAAAGCCTTGACTTGGGCAACAGAAGAACCGTGCTGTCCATCAACACCATCAAAGATTAGTTGAACAGTAGCATCTACTGAGGCAGTTTTACCACCGGACGAGTATGTTATAGTTGTGCGCGCTAATTTTCCAGAAACTATTGCGTTACTATCACTTTGTACTCCGGAGTTTAATTCACCTGGAGGGCTAGAAACAGTAGATACCGTAGTAGACCAAGTGTCCCCAGACCGAATAAAATTGTATCTATCTTGAGAAACTAGAATACCGCCTTCATAGAATTTAGCGTCAAAATAAACTTGAGTTGCGGAAGGGTTATAGGACCCGTCTTGTTCTTTTGTTATCGAGTTACTTCCTACCCAAGAAATCACCCCAGTTATAGCATCTTCACCAGCACTACCAACATAACCTGTAGCGCCGTCTTGAGCTTTATAAATTGTTATAGTGTCTGTTACTTCACTACCATCAGCGCTTGCAGTTACTGTAACACTATTTACACCTAGCTGATTAAACCAATACCAATCAAGTATTTTTGTCGTTCCTGTACCACTTATACCTGTTACAGCAGGACTCGCAGACCAAGATATAGTGCCTGATTGTAAGTTTTGTCCAGTTGCTGTAAAAGTTATATTCTGATTAGATGGTACTTCTGTACCTGTACCGCTAAATCTAAAAATAGTACCATTAGAGGTAAGTTTTAAAGCTTTACCGTTTCTATTACGCGTAAAAGTCTGAACTTTAGACATAGTAAAGCTATTACCATCTACGTCTTTGCCTGTTATGTTGTAAGTAACACTAGCTGTATCTGCAGTCATGTTAGAAGCGGTGCCGTAGGTAGCAGTAGAAGTACCGTTACCTGTAGGACTAGACATTGCTATATTAGATGTAGTAACTGATACACTAAACTGACCATTACCTGCAGCTCCAGTTGTGAAGTTTAAAACATCTATACCATCATACACACGAAGTGTGGTACCGCTACCAGAGTAACTTATTACTACGCCGTCACTATACGCAGGAAGTGTGTGCGCTTCATTACCTAGTATAGCATTTACGCTATTAGTAGGTACTCTGGAAACTAAAGAAGCAGCAGACCATTCGTTATCGACTATATTATCGCTAGTAGCACCGTTTAGCGCTACAGCTACCGCAGAAATTGACCATAAATACTCACCACGAAGCATTGTAGGTTGCGCTATAGTCCAACCATTTGTACCTCCACTAATAGACCCTGTATTAAAATTAAAAGTAATATCAGGAGTCTCAGAAGGTCTAGAAGGGCTAGAGGTAGGGCTAGTATTCTTTTTAAATAAAGTTACTAAGCCTACAGCGGTACCAGTGTTACCTGTGCTACCATTATAACCTACAACACCACCAATACCTTCTACACTAGGAGGTGTCCAATTAGCACTAGTTACTACATCTGTTGTTCCGGTACCTGACGCAACTGCTCTAATTACTAATAGTTCTTCTCCAGGGTTTAGAGAAGGCGCGGCCTCAAGCCAGCCATTAGTAGTATAAGTACCATAATCTTGAGTAGCAAAGACATATGTGATATTGCTTGGGTCACTTATCGCTGTAGCATTTCCTACAGTTCTTTTTCTATATAAAGTTAGCATAGCAGTATTTACAGGTGAATCAGGCGGTGTTGGTGGTTCTGCATCTACTCCAGGAACTACTTTACCTATACTTTGTGTAGCCTCTGTTGTGAAAGTAGAACCGTCTAATCTAACCCCTGATATATTATAAGTAATAGTAACACTAGATACACTATTTAATATAGCTGTATGATCTTGAACCCTACCAATAACACCTACATCAGTTATAGCACCTACTGTTATAGAAGGGTCAGGTACTACAGTAGTACTTGTTACCTTAAAACTACCTGCGGAATTAGCAACATCATAACCAAGAGGTACTTCTCCTTCATACATAAAGATATCTGTACCAGTACCAGTAAGAGGGCCAGTTACTACTCCTGCAGAAGTTGCAGCTACTAGAAAAGTAGGATTAGTAACTCTAACAGTTATTCCTCCTGCACCGTTTTTAGCTTTACTTAAATATTGAGATACATACCTAGTAGTAACAATACCTATTGACCTACTAATTTCTATTTCGTATACAATTTCTGCAGTATCTGCTGTCATACCTGATGCGTTACTAAACTGCGCATAAGTACCGCTATCTGTAGGAGATGTATCGGGTGTTATACTAGTACCTACTATACTTTTTATACGCCATTCTCCAGCTAGTAAAGTTGGATTAGTAGTAAATTCTAAAGCAGTGTTACCTTCATATACATATATAGCAGGGCCTGTACCATTATAGCCAATAGCTGTTACAGTACCTGCTGAATTAGTTCCTACAGTTACCGATGGTGGAGTTAAGTCAATAGTAATACTATCCTTACCTCCAATACCTACTACAACCGCCGGAGAAAACTCGGTAGCTTGCACCGTAGTAGTAGTATTTATACTATTAGCTCTAGCTTGTATTTGCCATAAGTACTCGCCTTCTACTATGCTAGGTGCTTCTATAGTCCAGCCATTTAAATCATTATCAATACCGGCGTCAGTAATCGCACCTGTTGCAAAGGTATATATTAAGTCGCCAGAAGGGTCTGCAGGAGCAGTGGTATTATCAGCATTTTTCGCATATAGTTTAACTGTATCTACTGTTTCAGACTGTGTACCATTACCAACTTTATAAACTATTACAGAATCGGAGTATTCAGTAGTATTTACACTGACAGCTATAGATTCTACATTTTCTGCTTCAAAGTCTGAAACAGATAAGACTTTTACATAATCGTTGCCAGATAAAGTAACATTAGCTGGACTAGTTGTCCAAACAGGTGTTTCATTAATGTTAAATAAAGAAGCAGTTAATTGCACATTTTGTGTAACAGGATCTGCAATTCCGTCAGCAGTATACTTAAATATTACGCTATTTGATTGTAACGTTAAAAATTGTAAATCGTTAGCGTTAGCTATTTGTAGAAAACCAGCAGTAGAACCGGTAGTAGTACTATTACTAACACACATCCATAAACTAGAATTAGCAAATTGTTGTACGTTTTCTGAAACAACACTAATTATTTCACCGATTTCGTAGGTCTCAGCATTTGCAGCTAAAGAATAATTACTTTCTTCTGTTCTATAGCCTATACCATTACGAGTAAAGTTACCCCCTAAAGGAGTACTTTTCTTATTTAAGGCATCAGAAATATATAGAGCGCCATACTCATTATGGCTAAATAACATACCGTCAACCTCACCTACCTCTTCACCAGCAACTGTTATGTTAGTAAAAGTAGGTATAGCGTTAGATTTAAAGTTACTTAGTATAGACCTTAACGAACTGTTAACATCTTGTCTACCTTTATTTATAGACGACGCTGCGCCCGGTTCTATATAAGTGTTTGAAAATACCTTGGCCATTTATACTCCTATGGCTGTTATCATTACTATAGCTGTACCATCTGATGGGTAAGCTCCTGTACCGTCGCTAGCAAAAATCTTAAATGAAGCTTGTGTGCTAGAAGCGGCTGTAGTAACTACTGTTAGAAAATTTGTTTCTTTGTCTGTTGCGTCTAAAATTGTATAAGATATAGCAGGTCTATCTATAAAGTTAGAAGAACTATAGTCTATTATTGTAGGCGACGAATTGTATACAGCCGTAGCTGTAAAGGTAGTCTGTTCTTTATCAATTGTGTATCTAAACTTATCTAGATAATAATCGTATTGTTCTGTATCAATATTAGTAACAATGTGTTTTAACTGCACATGTCTGAAATTTCTAATACCTGCTTCATAAGGAACAAACCCATCCCCCGTGGCTGATAAAGTAGTAAAGCTATCTGTATTAACATTACTGTTAGCTACGTGATATACGGAAGTATCTGTAGAAGTTCTTATGAATGTTTGAGCTTTTACAGCACCTAAAGTACCTTGAAATGTCTGGTTCCCAATATCATTAAATTGTGTTAAATTTACTAATTCATAACGACTACCAGTAGAGGTTAAGTTACTTAGGCTGTTAGATTCTGTAGATCTACCATTAGCGTAATAAGTAGTACCTAAATCTACGGTTGTTGCATTAACTACACTAGCAATTAAAGCATAAGAATTAGCATTTGAGGTATCATCTACAAACTGTCCAGGATTCCATAATGCCCATACATTACCAGAAGCACTACCTGTCATCCAAGTTTTATTATTAGAATCATACCTACCGGTACCATCAGATAATAAACTAAGCATACCATCAGTATCTACTAATCTAGTAGTTGTACCGCCAGCTTCTGTTACACCGCTATCTACAACTGTTTTTTGGTCATTATATGTAGAGGTTAATATTTGTGAAGAATCTATATCTACAGAAACTGAAGCAGTAACAATGCTACCAAAATCTCTAATAGGCGTTATATATTCTGCATAACCACTAGCTAATAAATCAGTATTTAAACTTGGAACACCTGTCCAACCTGTTGCAGAAACATTCGCTAAATCTGCTACAGTAGCGCCAGGTAAGGCTACACCCTGGGTTATAGAGTCATTAAAGGATGGATAGTTTACCTCACCTAAGTTATTATTAAATTCTAACTCAGTGAACGCGAAGTTAGGACTATCCTCACTATAAGCAGCGACTACAGTGCTTTGTTTAGGTCTCGAAGTAGTTATAGTAGTTCCTACAACCGTATCACTTAAGTTACCGCTAGTGTCTCTTGTAACAGCCAGATACGTAAAAGTACCATAAGTGTCGATAGGAGCTGATTTTCTTATACTTCCTACCGAAATAGAAACGTAAGCTTCAGCTGCTAAAAAGCGCGATAAAGTAGGTTCGTATATTCCAGCTACTCGTCTAATAAGTACTTCTTTAAGGTCTAAGTCTTTTAATTCATCACCGACTTTTTCATAATCCCAAAAGAACGTAACTTGAGTATTTTGCTGCCCGCCTGCAAAGTTTATAATATTTGCTGGTGCTGCTGTTTTACCAACCACTGCTTGTGTCTTGGTAGCTGTAATTCCTCTTAAACCTTTGTTTAAAGGCGTTATTCTAACTGTAACAGAACTTTGGCCAGAAGTTTTACCTCTGTTTATATTATTTATAGTATAATAGATTTTATTATCGCTGTCAATACCTTCTGCAGATACTTTTACGGTGTTATAAGAACCTACCCCACCCGTAACGTCAGTGTCAAAATCTAAAATGTCTTCTAACTTATAGGATATTTCATAATCAGTAACTTCTTGATTTTGTATATGATCAAAAGCTACAGTCATTCTTATAGCAACACCACCTATTTGCTCTCTATATAGAGATTCTTCTAGTGTGATATTTTGTACTTTTTGAATAGGTAAAGTTTCTGCGGTTACATACTTAGTATTATATCTACTAGTCTTGCCCAGTCTGTTTTTATTTCTAGTCCTAACTATAGTAGTACCAGCACGAATATCTTCTAGTATAGCTGTTCTGCTAATCTCTAAAGGCTCAAATCCACTATTTATTTCTAAACTATATACACGTTTGCCTAGTAGGTTAAAGTCACCTGGGTATGCAGAAGTATTATAGTTTAAAGTAACGTCTGAACCTGATATTGCTGATACTGTTCCAACAGGGTTTTTCATTACATTCTTAAATGTATAACCAGATAAATCCAGATTAGGTGATGAAGCGGTTTGTATAACATATATATTGTTAGCAGTCATGTTAGCGTCGTAAAGACTACTAGCAGGATCGAACGAAGTTTCGACTACTTCAACAGAGCTATTATGTGTTATTTCTAACAAGTCTCCGGTTTCTATAACAGGAGCAGTATAGTGATCAACTTCAACTCTGTACTTAGTATTTGTATTTTGAACACTTATTTCTACGTTAGCTTTTGTACTTATATTTGTATTTCTATTTAACGTATAATTTGTTTTTATTATTCCATCAATATATAATTTTACTAAAGGCTTACCTTTTGGTTCTACATCAAGTTCTACAGTTAAGGTTTCTACAGTATCCCCAATAACACCTTCTGTTATATAAGTATAGCTAGACCCTTCTACAAAGAATGAATTATTATCATAGGCTCCAGCAGCTAGTAGCTGATTAAATGTTATATAAAAAGGAGTTGGAGGTAACTTATTAACTAAAGGCACTCCTAATGTGGAAGGATTACCTATTACTATAGTATTGTTATTAAGTGTGTAATCTGTTACTTCTCTTGAAAGTGTTACTTCTTGTGCGTAGTAACCAACAAAGTTACGGTCATTACCCGTTCCAGTTTTTTGTAGAACAGGAATAGCTACTTTATCTGTACCACGTAAAGAATTATAAACTAACCCATCATTAGTTGCTAAAATATGCTGATTAAAGTTTAAGTCTACGCACTCAGATAAGCCTTGTATAGTAAGAGTTATCCCGCTAACGCCATTATCTGCAACACTTGTACAAAGTAGTTTAACTGCGCCTATATTACTTGTAAAACCGTTTTTACCGGCAAGCTCAAACTTATCATTTACTGATATGTTAGAAACATCTTCTAGGGTTACTGCTAAAGGTGAACCAGCTGCCGAGTCAGATACTACAGATCTGTATTCTGGTTGAGATATTGTAAATTCTGTGACAATATCCTGATCATAGTTAAATAAGTCAGTTCTAACATCAATATAACCATTTATTTGTACAGAACCGTCATCTTTAGTTGCAGGCTTTGTATAAAAGGTAAACTCAGGAGTAGGAGGACTACTAAAAGGTGAAGTAACATCTACGTAAGCTGTTGGTTCGTAATTTATAAATGATTCAGAGTCAATGTACACGTTAGATACATATTCTAAAGCAGACACCGTAACTTCGTAATTTTCTGTGTCTCTAGATAGGTCTGTAACTTTGAATAAACGACTAGATTTAGAAGAATAGTAATTATTTATATCTTCTATCTCACCAAGACTCCATAAATCACCTTTTTCAGGCGAATAGGTGCTATCAAAACTAGTAACAGTGTCAAACACTTTTGTTACTTTATTAAACTTAGAAAGAACTTTAACTTCTGCTACATCAACACCTACAGATACATTATCTGTTGTAGTTAGAGTGTAGTCAGTATCACTTATAATATATAATTCTTGTGCATCTTTATTTATAGATAAAACTCTCATAGCTAAAGGATAGGTATTACCTGTGAATACGGCACTCGTTATAGGAGGTACAGTAAAGTGCTCAATAGTAACATTAGCATCGCCAGTTATTGGAGAATTTTCAGTAACTTTACCACCAAAACCATAAACTACGCCACTATTTCTAGTAGCAACAGATATTACATCGCCAGGAGATAGAGATAATGCATCAGTACCTGCAACGAAAGTTATACTTCTTCTTAAATACCTAGAAGAAGCTAACTGATATTGTGCAGTTCTTATTGCCTGACTACGACGAGTTACGCCAAATAAGTCTAAAGCTAAGCTGTTATCAATATTACTTGTAGCTATTCCTTCATTAGATTGAGCAAGATCAAGCCTTACAGTTTCTCTTTTAAAGTGGTTGGTAGGTTCAATATAAGTAACGTCTACAGCAGTGTAAATATCACTCTCTTTAGAACCAGAAAATTGTATGGAACCTTCTTTTATGTTAGCGTCGTTGAATAGCATTACTGGATATTCTTCGGGCATATCAGTAGCTAAACTAATCTTGCCACCACTATAAACAACTAAACTTCTAAAAGTAGCAGTAAACTTATTTATTAAGTCCATAGCTTTTTCTTGCTCAGAAATAAATACATCAGTAATAAAACGACGTTCTTTTATTTTACCATAAGCAGCTGATAAACCTATTTGATTCTCTCTTACTGCTTCAAATGTTTCTCTTGGTTTGTATCTAAAAGACCCATCAGGTATCCCTTCTACTCCAGTAAAATAACCAGTAGTAGGGTCGCAAGCATCACAATACTGTGCTATTTGATAAAAACGATATTTATCAATATTAGCTTCTGGAATACCTAAACCATATGTTTTGTTTGTAAGTAGATCATACGTTATCCATACAGGATTCTGTGTCCAAGAATAAACAAAAGAACCGTCCCATGTACCTTTGTATATAGGTATATTTTCACCAAACAGTTTAACTCCAGGACCAGAGTCCTGTAGGCTGTAGCCTTTAATTCTATAACTTTTATGGTATTCTTCAACAAAATTGTTATCACCTGGTCTAGGCACCGGAGTTATAGCAGCGTATGCAGCACTATATGCTCTACCTACTTCTATTTCTCTCCAGTCAATCTGACCATCAATCAATATAGGCTGGTTGTAGTTTGAAGGTACTTTTACTAGTAAGCCTTTTATTAAGCTTGTAAAGTTAGGCACAGAACCTGTATATTGGTCTACAGCTTTTAGGCCGTAACCTATAACAGCAGTTCTAGGATAGGCTTGTTCTACAGACTTGATTTCATTCCAACCAAGAACTCTAATATCATCTTTTTTGTTTTGTTCAGTGTCGTCAGTAAGTTTTTCAATAGTAAACCTATAGCCATTTAATGATCTATTATCTAAATCTATATTAAAAGGTATAGTAATTTTATATGCTGTGTCAGTCTTACCTTCTATATTTTTGTCTAAAGTATCAAAGGCTACACTAGAATTAGCATCTCCTAAAGCTGGAAACATACTAATACGAATATCTAATTGATAGTTGTTTACTCGACCTTTATCATCTGTGAAAGATAAAGCATCAACGTTAATTATAAATTCTATTATGTCCCAGTCAGAAGCACTGGTTTCTTGTTTTTCTATTTTAGACTCTGGTATACCTTCTACGTTACCTTTTTTGATTGCAACAGGGCTACTAAATACTTGAGGTGTGACAATTCGGTCACCAAAGTATCCTAAAGGTTTTTGTGATAAAGTACCAGTAGTAGAACTAGTAACAAACTCTTCATCATTAGTTAATCCATCACCATCTATATTTATTAAACTATCAATAGCGCCATCATTAATTTGTATATCTTGAGGACCGTTAGGATTAACCTTATAAATAGGTCCTTCACCTAGTGCAACAGTTGTAAACATAATATCAGTAGAAAACAGACTATTCTTAGCAATGTCACCACCACCTTTAGCACCTTTTATTTTAGGTACGTTTTTTCCGTAATATTTACTGTATTGTTTATTTATACTCATTATGCTGATTCTTCCACATTGGTGATTACAGAGTTAACACTAATAACATCACCTTTATCATGGTCTACTGTTTTAATGTAACCACTTATCATCTGTCCGGCTATACGTGGCATACCATATCCCATACCTACTGGTGTACCGCTAGCTGTTGTATTTTTTAACCCACCAAATATGTTATTTTCTCTAGTGTTGGAGTCTGAAACTTCTGGCGGTTTTACAAAAATAGCAGATATAAGCGCTAAACCTACATTACTCGCTATTGTACTCAAAAAAGAAGAAGCTTTTATTGCAGCTAAAGAAGCAGAAACCCCAAAACCACCAGCACTACCTGCTGCGGTTGCTGCTGCGGTCATACCAGCTCCACCAAGACCTGCAGCAGATAAACCTGCGGCTAAGGGCGGTACTAAAAAGAAAGCGGCAACCGCTAAGGCAGCTAGTAAGCCACCACGTTTACCACCACCACCAATTATAGCAGGGACAATGTGTATAACATCGCCATCTTTTAGT